TTGTTGTGCTCTTGCCGCTGCCGCAGCGGCCTCAGCGTCCGCTTTTTGTTTTGCAATTATCGCCTCGCGTTGTCCGGCAAGGGCGTTGATGGATTGATTATATCCGGTTGCCAACTCTGCCGCAGATCGGTTTTGGTATGCTCGCTGTTGCTCAGCCATAGCTAATGCACGGGCTGGGTCATAATTTGATCTTGGTGTGGTAGCGACGGTGTATCCCGGGTGTTGCCCAAACATATTAGCGTAGATCACACTTGGTGGGACATAATACCCGCGGTCAGTGTTTGCGATTTGTGGGGTGTAAGTGGTTGTCGTTGGAGTACGCATAAGAAGCGCTTCTGTATCCACAGGCGCTAACGTCGTCGAGACGCTTGACGTGTCCCGTGTTTCTTCGCTTCCTGAACTACCTCCACCACCTGACATCTTAATACTCCTTGGGTTGTCTACGGGTCTTATCCCGTTGCTTCTTGGCAATACCCATCTCGTTTGCCCGAAACTCACCGCTATACTTCTTCACCTTCTGTTTACCGCCGCGCTCAGAATCAATACTCTCTAAGAAACGGCGATCATGCAACAAATTCTTAGCCATTAGCAGACCCGTCCGCGCCCCACACCTTTACGTGCAACACCGCCACCACGAGCCATCTTAACACAGCCACCCTTTTTCATGCCTTTGTGTTCTTCGGCATAAGCTTTCGGTGACATGCGACCTGACTTAATTGCAGATGCTTTCTTAGCAGCGCCTGAACCGTGACCTTCGGACTTCTCACCTGCGACGTATTGTTGCTTCGAGATTTTGCCACTTTTCAGAGCCTTGGCTTCCTTCATTTCTTCTGCGGGAGTTTCTTTACCACCAAAAAGTTTCTTAGCCATGATTACACCATTCGTCCTTTAGTTTTACCTTTTACGGCGCAGCCGCAGCCTCGGACCTTACCGCCACTAGCCATTTTCTTAACTGAACCACCACATTTCTTCTTTACCACTGAACCCATGTCGTCGTTGCGTGGAGGCTTGATACCTTTGTCAGCAGTAAAAATGTTCGCATCACGTGGGTTAGGCTTCGTCTTGGTTGGGCCTTCGTTAGGGCTTGGAGGCTGACCTTTGTCAGCTGTGTAAATGTTTGCGTCTAGGTCTTTAGCCATACCACCACCTTTAAATTTTTTGCCTTTATCGGCTTGATTGAATTCTTTAGCTACATTCTGCGAAATCCCAACACGCTTAGCAAATGCAGGGTCATGTGCGGCGGCAGCCATAAAATTACGTTGTTTCTTTGAGGTACTTGGCACAGTCAACCTTTCCAGTGGGCCACAACCCAAGTGATGAAGCTACCAACTGCACCGCCCGCGCCACCGATCATCATCAGGATCTTCCATCCACCACGAGCTTCAGAAAGAGTCTTGTTGATCTCGGACAATGCGATACGCACTTCCTTCATCTCCGCGGCTATGGCATCCAGATCATCTTGAATATGCTTAATCTCCGCGCCGTGTGTTGCGATCTCTCGGATCAATTGCTCGTCACTCATTTGCAGTTCCACCTTTTCAGGCTTGCGGCCTTACGTGTCGGACGACCTTTCTCATCCTTCATCGGACCGGGCATACCACTCATACGGGCACAAAAAGATTTTTGGCGTGCGCCACCTTCCGGCTGTGGAGCCTTTAGGTTTGAGCCGGTTGCTTTATTGTATTTAGCGCGACCCTTAGCAGTGAGGCCAGCCCCTTTCGAGACTGGTAACTTCTCACCGCGACCGACCGCTAGGCTTACGCCTTTCTTAGCCATAAAACACCGTGACCGATGTAACCGTCGTAATATCCAGATATACATTCGTATCGAACACGATACCCTCACCCGGAATGATTATGTTACACGGTGCACTGCTTGCGCTGTTAGCGACGTTGATTGTCAACCGAGTAATACCCGATCCACCACCATCGATCAAAGCTACAGTCCCGGCGGAACCGGGCGTCGGTGTAATAACTAGACCTTTGACACGTGTACGCGAACCGTAAATACTACCGTCGTCATTACGCGTTGTGGCCTTTACATCATATTGCATAGCCATGCTTGGCTCCTTTCAAGAAGAAAGATTAGCCAGCAGAAACTTTAACCGTACCGGTATCGTTCCACAATTGACCAGCAACAGCAGGGTCCGTAGTGGGTAGGGCAGACAGAATAACAGTGCCCGAAGCGCTCAGCGTAGTGGCGGCGACAGGGCCAGCAACAGCACCAGTAACATTACCCGTTACATTACCTTCAAAACCATTGTCCGACTTAACTGGACCAGAAAACGTTGTACGCGACATAGTAAACTCCTGTGTTATAGCACACACCCCATAAGTCTCTATAACGTCTGCCGGGCCAGTCGTATGGGGTAAAGTAAGTCCCGGGTATGGTTGGATTATATTCTATGTGTTTGAAGTGTCAACATATTTAATCAAAAATCCTACAAATGGGCCTCGGATGATTGGGGTTCCCGCTTTCAGTGCGCGATTTATTGTGGGTGCCTTCATTCCAGTCATCTCGCGTAGCAATGAAATACTTGTGTACACTTGTGTATCACCATCCGCGTCTCGAACAATAACTGCCTTACTGACCTTAGCGCCGTGATCCGGACGGTTTTTCCCATACCAATAGTTGCCTTCTCCTGTAAGTGTTGCGCTAATCTTCATACGCGTAGTGCTTGATACTTCGTGACCTTTCATAGACTCACGGCGTTTTGCCTTTTCTTCCTCCGTTTGAATCCGAGCCTTACTAGCTGCGGCGATTTTAGCAATAGCTTCAGGCGTGTGTTTTTGCCCTTTCCACGGATTGTTCTTGTTGGCTTCAGAGATTTTAGCTCGAGTCTCGGCGGAAGGCTGCTTCCCCCAATTTGGATTGCTCCTACCAGAAACCGCTGCGCTTAATTTTGCACGGGTCTCAATTGACGGTGACTTACCGAAGTTTGGGGTTTCTGCACCCGACTTACCTCGCATGGGGGCACCAGCGGCTAACGCCCAGTTGAAGCAATAGTCTTTACCTGCGTGATCGTCTAAGTACTTTTGTTCAACAAGCAGTAACTCTGCGGGGTTCTCAACTTCCTCTAGTACTTCAAATAGAAACGCTGTTTCCCCGTACTTATCCCACGAGGCTTGCATATTTTTATTAGGGTGGCATCCGGTACGTAGGTCTTTTCGGTGTCGTGCCCACCGCTGAGTCTTATTAACAGTACTGCCAATATAAAACTTTTGATTTTCGATACAGGTAATCTTGTAAATTACGCTCATGAATAACACCTCCTATGTCATATTAGCCGTAATAGTAACATAGAACGTGAAAAAAGAAAAGCCCCCACGAGGGGGGCTTCCAAAGCCTTATACTACAAGGCTTTTATTTGTTGCTTAGGCTGCGCCTTGACTGCCGTACAGACCCAACGCGTCCGACCATCCAAATGAATAACGCTCGCGAGCCTTGTATCGGACGTTCCCAGTATCAAAATCACCTTCCATTTGTGTGGAGAGCGGCGTACGGACAAAGTGCTTCAGACCGTTAGGTACATCCGTCAGAAGGAACCATGCGTCAGGGTCGGTCAAGAAGTTGTTAACAGTGTAACCTTCTGGAATCGAACCGTTGGTCTTCAGCGCATTGAGATCGTTGTCAGCGGTTGCTGGACGCTGTTCAGTTTCGAGGACGCGGGTTGCAACGAACATATTGCTCGGAGCGATTACCAGCTTCTTCGGCTTAGCGGCGATCAGCAGACCGCGTTCGTCAGTCCATGCAGCGATTTGAATCACGGCATCTTCCAGCGAGGTTTCGTTCAGGTCAGCAGCAACACCCGGGACGTTCGAGTTAACACCACCCGAAACCAGAGGATGCGAAGCCGAGCACAGTGCTACACCATCACCACCCTTGTAGGCGCTGTTGAAAGCGTTGTTCAGGACGTTTGCAGCCTTAACTTGCTTGGTGTACGACATCGAACGAGCCAGAGCCTTGGTATAACGCGACGACAGTGAGTCGTACAGGTTATCTTCGACAGCTTCTTCAGTGATGCTAAAACCCAAAGCGATCGTCTCGTGCGTATAGCGCGAGGTAAAGGCTTCTTGAGCATTGTCATAAGCGATAGCCGAGCCTTCGGTCTTCACCGGAGCCGTGCCAAAGCCAGACAGCTTGGTTTCTTCTTCGAAGCTACGTTCCGAGGTTTCGGTTTCGTAGATCTCTTTGTGTTGCTCACCGTAACGCTTGTATTCCATACCGAACAGCGCGTTTAGGCCGGGGAGCAGCTCTTTAAGTAGTTGTGAACGAGAAATAGCCATTTATTAGCTCCTTATACGCCAGTGGCGAAGTAGTACGAGTGAGCACCTTGATTGAACTTAACAATCAGGTCCGGATATGCGTCACCAGCCGTAGCAGTAACAACATCAACTACACGCATAGCGAGCGTAGCGGTCGAGGCCAGCGAGCCACCGTTAGCACCAACAACCAGATTTACGGTCGAGAGGCCAGTCGTAGCGTTGCCACCGAAGTTGCCCAGAGCAGCATTTTTACCAATCGCACCGGCAGCGCCGTTGGTCAGGGTACCGAAAGCGGCAGAACCTTGGATCTGATACAGCTGATCAGGATCGTCGCAAACGTGGATAGTGACATTGGTGTAACCACCAGTGATGGCGTTAGCTGGAAGCGTCTGAGCGTACACTTGATACTTCAGATTAGGGTCAACGTACGAAACACCTACGCATACACCGATCACACCAGCAGTAGTGCCAGTAGTAATGGTAGCAGCCAGAGGTTGCGGGTTGCCAGCCGACGACAGTTGGATCAGATCACCGGTATAGAAAGCGACAGTGTTATTCGTAGACAACTTCACTTCACGAATTACACCACCATTGAAGGCTTGACCACCGATCAGATTAACCGGCTTCAGGCCATAGGGAGTGCTAGTAGCAGCCATATGTAGCTCCTTAAATTAAGAAATTTCGGCTCTTACGAACCAGAACCAAATGTAACCTTTGAATTTTTCTCTTTATAGAGTGGCATTCGCGGATCATTTTCACGCATGAAGTTGTTGTCTACTGCGTCAGCTTGCTGTTGAGTAGCCTTGGCGTAATATTGATTACGCTGTTGAACCATCTCAGACGGCATCTTACACAGAATCAGACCGCCAACTTCAACCAAACCAGAGGTACGGGCATTCTGGTCGAGATACAAAGATAATTCCGGGTGATCTTCCGATCGTACTGGTTCCCAACCTTCTCGACGTTTCTTCGAGACGTTTGTCGGGTCTTCTTGTCCAAGCATCGAACGACGAATCCAACGGAATTTATAACCCTCTTGTTCCTGCGGTACCGGTAAGGTACTTGCGGGCATCCAAGTCTTTGGGCGAGCATCCTGCTCACGGGTTTCTAGGGCACGAGGTGTGCGTTTTGGGGTTTGGTTATCAACCATTTTGCGCCTCCAGTTTGGCGAGTTCTTGTGCATATTGCTGCGGCGTTAGCCCGAGCCGCTTGGCAACACGTTGTTGTGATGCAGAGAGCACTACCTTTTTTGACGAGTTGGGTGTACGAGACACACCAGCCACGACGGTAGCGGGTTTTTTACTGATAGGCTTTGGAGAAGCCTCGAACTTATCCGGGAATACTTCCCGCATCCGTTCATCAATCTTGCGGTAATAAAGATCAGGTTCGACGCGAGGATCAACACCTGCCTTCACCAGTCGGTCATGTACACCGTAGGCAAAAGCCGTCATCTCGTCATCTTGTCCGAACCACTTATTGTCTTCTGCCCATGTCGATGCACGGGGGTCAGGCTTCGGTGCTTCAGTGCGTGTTTGTTTAACTGACTGAATAGTTTCATAATTTTCGTCGTTTGGCAACTGTTGTGGCCGCCATTCTTCGTATTTCTTACGTTCAAGGGCCGCTTCCATCATTCGTTCTTGTGCGGTAGCCATCGCTTCTACATCGCCAGCCTCGAAAGCATCCTTATATTGCTTCTTAGCGGACTCAAGCGTGATAACAGCTTTTTCCTTAAACTGAGATACGGCGAACTCTTCACCAGCTACGTACCGTCTTTGCAGTTCTTGCTTTTCCTGCAACAACTTTTGAGCAAATGCGGCGAGTTCTTCTCGTTCCCGGAGGGCGGCTTCTTTGGCGCGACGCTCATCATGGTAACCATGACGTAACTCATTGATACGCTTCTTAACGCCGTCGGAGTAAGCTTCTAGCTCTTCCTCAGTCGGTTCCGGGTTCTTGTTCAGGGGTTTCTTGTTGCGGTCCTGAGCTGGGGTGTCATCGATAATCTCGACTTCAGCCTCATCCTCGTTAGATTCCTCAACTTGACCACCGGCCTCAAAAGGTTCGATGGGATCTAATTCGTACTCTACTTGGTCTTCTTTAGGCATGGTGTTCCTCCATGTTAGCCAGCGCGGGTGATGCCGCGGGGATCTTGAACTACTGCTTCAACCGAATCATCGTTAATGAGACGGAACTCTTTGTTGTGCACCTTAAGGCGGGTACCTGAGTAAGCGCGAAGAATAACGAAGTCACCTTCTTTACACCAAGGGCCAGTTGGGAACTTAGCCGAGTCCTTATAACAGTCCGGACCCATCTTGATGACAAATGCGACAACCGTAGTTACTTCTTCTGCTTGGCGAGTTACATCGGCTTTCAGAATGCCGCCTTCAAATGCTTCCTCAACATCAGGTAGTGCAACAAGCATCTTGTAGCCGGTTGGTTCTGGTAACTGCTTAGCCTTCTGCTCTTGGGTTTGCTCCTCCGGATTCTTTACCCCCGGTGGTAGAACTAGCCCCTCAGGGGGCAGGATCAGATCAGACATCTATTACTCCTAAAGCGACTTGCGTCGTAAAAACGTACCAAAAACTGGTACGACCGTACCAAAAACTGGTACTACTCCTTCTCTTGAAGTTGTTTGACCAACTCCTCGAAAACACTTTCTGCGTACGCGATACCGCGGATGCGGCCTGTGTAGTGCTTGTACTCCTCAATCGTGCGGCAATTATCTGATGCAAGATCATCAGCTAACTGGTTTAGCTCTGCCCGAAGCGTCTTTTTGTAATACTCGACGAAGGACAGGTATAGGTTGTCCACAGTTATTCTCCTTTAGGTTTTTCCTTGCGGAATGTTTGTGCTTGACGGTTTTGTGCGGCGACTTCACGTTGTGTGCGCATCTGGTCTTTAGATTTGGCGATGTCAACACCTAACTTTGTACCTGCGAGACGTGATTCGGTTTGGAGCTTATCCTTGTCATAAGCGATCTTAGCGCCTAGTTTTGCGCCTTCGACGTTAGCTTGGGCCTTCAGACGTGCGTCCTCTAGCTCCTTCTTCACCTGCTGTTCGATCAGTCGGACCTGCATGGTGTCCTCGTGCATCTTCGCTTTCAACTGTAGCTCTTGCGACTTCAACTGTAGCTCTTGTTGCTGCATCTGGATGAGAGGGTCTTGGGCCTGTTGCATGGCTTGCTGCTTCGCCATCTCGTTCTGATCCTTAGCCAGCAGTTTATCCGCGGCTTGAGCCACAACACTAGACAGCTGATACTCGATTTCTGGTGGGATCTCTTGTTCTGGATCAGGGAGTTGGACGCCCAACATCTTCTCAAGCTCGTTGCGATATGCGTAAGCGACGTGTTCTGCAATATGGGCCTGCATTGCCTGTTGCATCATTACAGCGTTAGGGTTCTGACCGATGATCATCTGGAGCTTTGGATCTTGCATCGCGGTTGTGTGGACCTTAATGTGCGCCTCATGATCTTGATAAGCAAATGCTTTCACAGGTTTACTCATCAGAACTGCCATATTCTCCGCCACAGGATCTTTTGGCTTCATCGCGTCCTTCAACGGGATGATCTTATCTGCGTTCTTCAGGCCAAGCGTGCGTAGCATGTCGCGGTAGAGTTCTGGCAAATCGAAGATCTGTGGGGCTTGGGTAGACAGCTGTGTAGCGGCTTGATACTGCATAATGCGCTGAGCCATCGTAGCGGCGTTAGGGTCTGAAACTGGGAGAATCTCAACGATCTCGTAGTCGTCTTCCTTAACAGCGCGGTTGGGGTCCACATCATAGTCGTATTCGTCCGACGTAGTTTCTGCGATGATCTTCTTCAGCAGCTTGAACTCTTGGCGCATTGCAGCGTGAACACGGGCTTGTACAGCACTCATTACCTTCAGGCTACGCTCAATCAAAGCCAGTGTGGTGCCGACAGGCGCGTTAGCGCTCATGTCAGAGATCTTCAGGTCAGCCACAGAAGCGAAGCGACGGCCATCTTCAACAATGGTTGCCAGTAGTGCGGCTAGAACTTGACTTGGTTCTTTATACGGCAGCGGAAGGATGTTGTCGCGAATCGCGCCCCCCGGTACATCAACGTCTCGCCATTCACCCGGAGCGATTGGGGTGTCATCACCCTTAATACGCAAACCGCGGCTCTTCAAGCCTCCCGGGAGATTAGATAATGTGCCAGCATCAACAAGCTGACGGAGCAGGCTAGTCGCAGACTTGGCGTGTCCACCAACCAAATGGATAAGACCAAAGCCATAAAACCCAAAACCAACAATGTATTGGTAATGAACGAAGTAATCGCGCTTCTTCTTCCACTCATCGTCCATCTCCCAGTTGCGGTAGATCGATAGCACTTTCCCATTAGACTTGTTGATGGTCACTACATACGGGCGTGCGATACCGTCTTCATCCTCATAACCCGGAAGATCCAACTCAACGTGCATCTCGAGAACTTCAAAGCGGTCGTCTTTGTTACCAGACCAACCGATCAACTTATCTTTCTCTTTGGTCAACTCATCCAAAATACGTTCTGGGTCACCCAGATCAACGTCACGATAGAAGCCTGCTACCTGCAACTTCTTAATATCGTTCTCGGTTTTACGCATCCGGTGGGTATATCGTTGAGCTGTTGTGATATCCGACAGCCCATAACTGATAACAAAGTCTTCTGCTGCGAGGAATACGGATGTTTGACGACCTAGTGACGGGTCAAAGTACACTTTCTTAAACGCCGAACCTGAAATTGGCAGGTTGTAGAGCATACGCTCGTGTTCTTGGCGGTACTCAGGCATCTGTTCAGTCAAACGCCAGTTCATATCGTTCTGGACGCGCATAGCCGCGTCTTCTTTTTCCTTGGTCTGTCGCCCAATGATCTGTGTTTTAACAGGGCCAGAGGCTGGAAATGTCTCTGTAATGGTCTCAGCTTGGAATCGAACCACCGCTTCAGACAGCATCGGGTGATAAACACCGCAAGCGCCATCCCACGGTTCCGTGCGCTCATCAATCTTAAGGCCCAATAACTCCAGACCTTCCTTGTACATTTTCTCCCATTCCGTACGGGAGTTAAGATCGTCGTCGTAGTTACTAATTAACTCATTTGCGAGTGCATCAAGCTCTTTCTCATCGATTTTTTCAGCGAGATT